CTTACATATCCACAGCTTTTGTGGATGCATAAAGTATGACCTATGGCAAGGACGCTTGGTTAATTACTTTCGGCGTGTTTTATAACGATTAGATAACGCTAATATCCTCAAAATTATCGATATGGTCATCAATCGTGCGAGGCTGATAGTCTGTTTCACGCCCCATAAGACTTTCCAAGAGCTGTAAATGAGCCATCTTTGTTTATTGGGATCATCTGCACATTCATATTCTTGCCATCCCAATCCATAATAACTATACCCATTTGCCAATTAGCCAAGCCTTTTGTATAGGAGGCTTTTGCCCTATTCATAAGGTTGCCCGTTTCAACCCCGTAAAGGGGTCTGTAAGCCCCGTAGAGCCCCTCTGAATAGGCTGACATACCTAGCCTATGGGTATGACCACAAACCACGCTCTTACCAGCCTTCTTGGCTAGATTGAGGGCAGTCTGACCAGCGTTAGGATTCATGTTGCCTTCATCGCCATGAGCCAAGATCCAGCCCTTTTCAAATTCATAAAATGTTTTATGGAATGTAATGCCCATAGAATCAAAATCCATGAACTTGGCATACTGCAATTCTGGAAGGCTGATGAGCCCCGGTACTTTTAATAAAGTGTTATAAAGGCGATCAGTATGATTACTGCGGATAACATGAGCTTCTCGGCTGTGCTCTGAGAGAGCCCAAAGGATTTCCTGAGTAGCTGTGCGATCAGCGTCCAAAGTTTGCTCATAAGCCAAAGGTGTTTTTTCACTCCAACGGCTAATAGTCTGAAAATCAATTTCATCACCACAAAAAAGTACACTATCAAACCGCTCCCGTCTTGCTAACTTAATTACATTCTTGACTGCTACTTCATGGTGGTAAGGGATTTGTAAATCCGAAATAACCAAGTATCGCTTAATCGTCATCCTCATCGTCAGTTGGATCTATGGATGGGATGATCCCACCATCGCCCACAATCCAATCAGGAAAAGTCTTATGTTCAGTCATCAGCCAAAATGCGTGCTCAGGTGTGAATCCTGCTTTTCTAGCTGCTTTATAGCATTCATGCAAAGCCATGTAATGTTGATCGATCTTTGTTAATGGCTCAGGAGTTTGGCGAACGACTCGACGATTGATCTTTTTGCGTTTGATAGGTTTTCGTGTGTTCGCCATGTGATAAGGCTAACTCTACTTCGATAGAATTCGTATGATTTCCTCTTGGCGTGTTTCAATTCTTGCTAAACGATCAGCAAGTGAAGCACCACCATTAGGAGTTAAAGTCCAAAGCCATCCTTTAATAAGATAACGCAGACCCGTAAAGAAACCGACCAATACGGCGGTTATGCCGGCGGCAAAGCCAGCCCATTCTGCCGGTGTCATTTTTCAGAATGCCCAATGCCATACGCTCCCTCTTTTGGATCTAGCCACTTGATGATTGGTGCAACCAAAGCACCTAATAACACAGCATATTCAGGCTTAACATCGCCAGCAATAGCAAGACCGACTGTAATTCCTGAAGCTGCAACAGCTCTCAAATATGACTTAATTGCAGCCTTGTGTTTGTTAGATAGTTTCATGCGTTGCCTCCTAGTAGTGGGATGTTAAAAAATTCGCCTGATTTGTTTGGATGGAATGAAATATGAATATGCTTTGTGTGAGGATTAATTCCCTTGTATTTCCGCCAACGCCAGTTTAATAGTTTGCTGGCAATATGATGATTATGAATTACATATTTGATTCGCTTATCTGTTTTGCCAGCAATGCGGATTTGATCAGCTAGATAGGCAGATATTCCTTCAGCTGCGCCAAGATCTGCTGTAATGTCGATAGCACAAATTTCACCCGAAGGCAATGGGTTATGATCCGAAACCTTTGATCGCATTTGATGCTGTGCCGAAGCTATCCAACCATCACTTTTACGGCTGCGATCCGGGAATGAATCATCAATCTGTTCCCGAAGTTGAACGGCAGCTTTAGATAAAAATGGTTTCATTACGCAAGGAGGAGTTTTGCTTCATCCTCGGTAATGCCAAGTTTTTCTAATAAAGTTGCTTTTGCTTCTGCTTTTGCTTCAGCTTTGGCTTCTCTTGTGGCTTTTTCATCAATGGTTAATTGATAAACCGCTAATTCCTCAGCAGTCATTTCTCTAACTTCATCGTCAATTTGAATAAGTGGATTAGTCATTTTTCTCCTTAATTCTTATAACCATAAACTTTAATTGTGCCACCGGTAATTGTTCCTGAATCTGGCGCAATTGTAAAAGCGGTATGTTGAGTATTAGAATCCTCAAAACCTTCGTTTCTATTAATTGTTGGGTTGCTTGCTGAATTAGCCCTAGAACTTGTAGTTGAAATATGAGTTCTTTTTGCTAAGTTTGGTGCTTGAATTGTAGTAATAGAATTAATGTCATTAGTTGAACCAATACCTGCATAACTAAAATTAGCGGTATTGCTGCCATTGTATGCCGTTAAAGAAGCAGAACTTGTTACTGCATAATAACCAACCCAATAATAGCCCGAAGTAGTTGAACCAAGTTGTAATGTTAAATTACAGTTGCCTGATGCTGCGCCACCACTTATTAAAACTAAATAGTTATCATAAGTTGATGAAAATGCGTTGCTAACAACAACAGATGAAACTCCTGAACCAATTGTTTGCGTTAATACTAATTCCAATCCACCACCACCAGCTGGAGTTGCCCAACTTGGCACACCTCCAGCAACTGTTAAAACTTGACCAGTTGAACCAATTCCCAATCTTGCAGGAGTGCTTGCACCGCTTGCATAAATTGTGTCGCCAGTTGTTGTTAATAAAGCATTTTGTATTGCATTGCTGTCATCTTGAGCAACCCAAGTAAAATCCATATCAGTATTTGTTGCTTTACTTAATACCTGACCGGTTGTTCCACCTTTAAGATCAACTAATGATGTATCAATAGCTGAACCAAGTGTGCGGATAGCAGCTGCGCCATCCTTAACCAGATCTGTGTCGTCTGGTGTTTCCCAATTAAAATTCGTTGTGTTTGCCATATTAGGCTACTGCTCCAATCGCATTTTCCCATGTAAGTGTACCACTTAGAGTGTTCCATGCCTCTGAGGCTGATACTTGCTCCCATTGGAGTGCTACTTGGGAGAATTCTATCGGACTTAGATTTATGGTTAAAAATAATTCGTTGAATCTAGTGCTCCAACGCCAACCTTCCACATAACCCTCAAATTGTCCTGTGGGGGCTATCTGAACCGGCAAGTCTGTTATTCGTAAAGGCTGACCTATAAAAATTTGAAGCAAGGCATCTCGGTCAGTATCATCAATTTCTGAATTGGTTATTGGGAATGTAATGCTGTCTAACAAGGCTCTAGGAAATGATCTTAAAGCAATATATCTGTCGGCTTGAGCTTGAGCATCAACGGCATTCTTAAGAGTTGTGTTAATAGTTTCGCCCTTATAGCCGAAGGTAGCAATACTTGTTGCATCGGTAGCGGTTTCTTGAGATCCAAAATTATTGCCATAATTGATATAAATATCATTGCGAACATCGGCAGATCGAGCCAAAGTTTTAAGACCTGCACCAATAGCTGTATTGGCTGAAATGTCTGTGTAGCCGTTATTGGCTAAATATGTTTGCCTGTGATTTTGATCAGCGTACCCAATACGACCCTCTGAATCCTCATACAAAACACCAAAAGCTGAATTGGCAATAAGGGAAGCAATATTGTAAATAGTGTCTGGACTAGATCCTCGATTGATCATTGTGTATTGACCAGGCTGATCTATTTCACCAAGTCCAACATTTTCAGCATTTGCCCATGTTGTCGTTGCATCATATCCTGACCATGTTTCGGCTGCTGGAACTTCATTCCAACTGTTTAAGAATAAATCCGCAAGTAATGCATAAATCTGATCGCCGTCTTGATCCTCTGATAAAACTCCATCAGTTATGATCTTTGGCAATTTAGCCAATGAACCTAAGGCAAGAATTGTGTATGAATAAGTTTTAGCAATAGATGATGCGGTTGCAACCTCGGTTGTAATATCTGTGATATTGCCACCAAATAAAGTCCTAAAGGTGTTTGTGCTGTCTTTGACTTGCAAAGCAATGCCATCATTTATTTGCAAATTATAATTTTCGTCATTTAATGCAACTAGTAAAATCTGCAAATATGAAGGAAGCGGTTGAGCATAAATATCATCTCGACCTGCTTGATGGGTTATGTCTTGAATTGCTACATCTGTGTATTCAACCCCATTAATTGTTAATTTATACTCAGGAGTAAATACGCTCATTAATCGCCTCTGATGCCTGAATTATAAAGCTGTGGAACTGACCTAGATGCGCTGTCATTTAATACTTTTGCAACGGCTCTTGCAGCACCTTCAGAATCAATTGATTGAACTGAGATGTTATAAGTATTGCCACCCGCTTGACCAAATGGAGTTCCAGTTGCGCTTTGTGGCACACCTCTAATTTGAGATGATGGAGCAATATTTGAAATGCGACCAATATCAGCACCTGGTTTAATTAAGTTAATCAATCTAATGCTCTCATTTGCAAGGCTAATAACCAAACCAATTGCTTCTCTGATAAATGTAATAAAATTTTGAATAATGCCAATTACGCTGGAAATACCTTTTCCTAAACTTTCTGCGCTTCTTTGACTTTCTTGCAAACCAGCACTTAATCCTTGATCGCCAGTTAATCCAGCAATAAATGCATTTAATGTTGGAATACCAGTTTGATTTAAGAATCCAATAAATCGTTCAACCTGTGGAAGTAGGGCAACGCCTAATGCTTCCTTAGCCTCATCAAATCCTACTTTTAAGCGATCAATTTTGCCTTGAAAAGTTTCAGCGTTTGCAGCAGCTGCGCCACCATAAAGATCAGATAACTTTTGCTGTACTTGTGTGAAAGATAATGTTGAAAGTTCGGCTTTAGATAAACCAAGACCTAATCTGCCAAGAGCTGTGGTATTGCCATCTTGGGCTCGACCCAACGCATTGGCAACAGTTTCAAGATCTAATCCTCGACCTTTAGCAATATCTAAAGATAGGTTTAATAGTTTTTGAGCCTCATTAACATCTTTTGTTGATACGGCTAAACGCTGGAATGCTGGTCGTAATTGTTCATCAGCCACGCCTGTTGCTAAAGATGTTTTTAGGATGTAATCCTCAGTAGCCTGAATTTGACCCTCTGTTGCCCCTGTGGCGGTCTTTAGAGCAGCAGCCAACCTCAACTGTGCCTGTTCATCCTCTATTGCAGCTTTGACCCCATCAATGGCTAATTTAGAGCCATAGGCAACGGCAGCAGCAGCTGCAACAGCAAAAGCGGCAGCAGCCTTCTTTCCAAATTCTGAAATTTTGCTCGAATTGCTTTCAACAGCCTTATCGGCTTCACCTAGTTTTTTCTTTAGGTCATCGACATCAGCAAGGATCGATAACTTAAGCGTACGATTACCGGTTGCCATCAGACCCACTCCTTAATAATGCGATCAAAACTTTGTTCCCATTTGTTAATTAATTCAGGCTGAATTCTGCGAAGGGTTGGATAGATAAACCATCCACGACTACCTCTGCCTTGCCGTCCTGAATATGAAGGGAATTGTTTGTATTTATTTGAACCAAACTCAACACCACCCCATACGGTTTGCGTAGTAGCACCACCTGAAAACTTTTGTCTTGCGAAGCCATAACTGAACTCACCGATTTTGCTGGACTTAGAAATGCTAACCCCATCCGCAACTCTTTGCGCAACTTTGCCAGATTTTGTTCGAGTTCGAGCTGCTTGCTTAATTTTCTCTGATGCAAAATACGCCAACGCAGCAGACTGCGCTCTTGCTTCCTCAGTAGCTTGTTCATCCATGAGTTTGAATGCTTTGTAAATATCACGCAGATCTTTCTTATTGTACGCAATGGTTTCAGTTGCCATTCCTTCGCTCCAATATCTCGATCGCTGTTAATATGTCGTCCGCATCAACCCATTCACTCATTGGTATATGTGTGGCAATTGCCAACTCAACCAATAATCTGTTTAGGCTTCCTGCTTTGTGGCTTTTGGGTCAGCATCACCGACAATAACATCGGCTACTGTTTCCATCCAAATATCCATTGGTTTGATTGGTTTGCTTCCGGCAATTTCACGCTTATGAGCATGATAAGCCAAAAACATAAGATCCCAAATGCCAAGTTTTTCACTTGCTTGCCCAATGGTATTTCCTGTCTGCTTTTCCCATTTTGCCCACTCAGGCGGTTGGGCTACATAAGTGGCTTGCTCGCCTGAGCTGTATTCAATTGTAATTGGTAGTTTCATTTCGCTCCCGTTGTTAGATTTTAACTAAATGTTTCTACTACTGCGCCCTTTGATACTGTAAAAGTAAAGGAAACAGTTTGAGCATCAACACCAGATCCGCCAGCTGTTGGAAACTCTGGCTTTACTGGAAATACAAATTGTGCTCCTGATGCAGCTGTCAATGTCATGCTAATATCTGTGTCTGGTGCAGATTCTGCTGCTGTCCATAGAGCCTCGCAAACTGAGTTTGCCTTGCCCCAATCAGCCAACATATCCAACTGGAATGTTCCTGAAATGTTTGTGGTCTTGTAAGCCTCTCCATCCATAGTCTGATAAACCTGACGCTCATTGACTTTGGTTAGAACTGCGTTTGTCGCTTGTGCTTGAATATCTGTTCCACCTGTGAAAGATAA